AAAGAATAACGAATACAAAAGAAAGTTCAGGCACGACAAGGAAGCACTAATTAAAGATATAGAAACTAAATTTGGTATCGAGTATGTTCCTTAAATTTCTTCTAATGTTAACACTCTCAGCAAATGCAACTGAGCCAGCAAAGTTTACCATACTAGAGTATAAAGCTCCCGCTCCATTTGCTGGGGTTTTATTCGACGACTCGGCTATGGCAAAAATATTGTCCGATTATGATCTTGCTTTATATTCATGTGATATACAAACTGAATATCAATTGAAGATTCAAAAAGAGAAATATGATTTTAAGCTGGAAAACTTAAGAATCGAACACAAGACCTTAACAGATGAGTACGATTTGTTTATAATGCAAAAGGATAAAGAGATCGATCTCCTGGCTAATGCTCTAAAAAAAACTTCACCCCGGCACAAATGGCTATATTTTGCTGGGGGGATTGTAGCCGGCACAGCACTATCATATGGAGCCTATAAAACTTTCAATGAAAGATAAAAATTACGACAAAATTGCAGCTATCGAAAAAGCAATCGCCGAAAAGTACGGCGACGAGGCAGTATCCAACCCTAGGACCAATTGGGACGAGGAAAGAGAAAAAGAATACCTCGAACAGATGCAAGAATTGTATTCAAAACAAAAGAAAAATGACCGGTCCCAAGAGAAAATTGATATAAATGGTATAAAGGTATCAAAAAAACTACTTAATAGAGAGCAATTGCGCTCCTGCCCATTGTGTGGCAGGTTTCCTAGAAAATCTTTGGATGATGTCTGCCTTTTAAAATTTGATTGTTGCAATAAATGCTACATTCAATATGTTCAAGGCAGAGAACAAAGGTGGGAAAGTGGTTGGCGCCCAAACGAGAACAAAGGAAATAAATAATGGCTACAGTATACGAAATCGTACAAGGATTATCTCAAGCAGCGGCAAACTCTTATGACGGAGCCCTTGACGAAAATGGTGAACCGCTTTTGGCAGGTTTGCAAAGAGAAGAGGGAGATCCTATTCTCGATAAGCGCGTAATGGATGGATTCAATGTTAAATTTTATGGTAACATGATGTGTCTTTCTTACATGTCTGAAGTGCAACTTAAGGAAGTATATGTTAGCGGTTTTGAAACCAGAATCGAAGAACAGATTGCTGAGGTTATAAAGTTTCTCAAGAAGGAATATCGCAAGATCCGCGGCGAATCAGTGACCCTGACCAAAGAGGGTGAAGTCGATGTTCGAGTTGAAAATTCCACAAGAGTTCGCTCGTGGGTCACTGCTAAAATACACTACAAAATTGGCGGCTTAAACGAAGATATGGAAGTCGCTGCAGACGCTGACACAAAACCAGAAGCTAGCTGGCAAGCCTTTGTAAACCAAGGCGGCTGGAATGGAGAAGGTGGTAAGCGCCCACAAAACGATACTAGAAAAAAGGAATCGTAAGATGAAGATTACCCAAGAACGGCTTCGCAAAATCATTGTTGAAGAATACCTTAAAGAAGAAGGCATTACTCTGGACGAAGATAAGGCACAAGAGTTATTGGATTTTATTAAGGGCGATGGCCCCAAGCCAGATTGGTATGATCGGGAGGAAGGTGCTCCCCCTCCTCCTGATGTGCCGCGCCCCGACTCAAACGAAACCTATCCCATGGACATCCCAAGTGATGACGCCACTGAGCGCGAGTATCAAGGATTCCAGAAAGACTCGGGCCCGGGCATCGAAGGCCAACTAACTGCTTTAATCCAAGGTATGGAACCTGAAGCAGTGGCTGAACTATTTCAATCTGTTTTCGAAAAGATTCCTGGCGTCGAACTATCTCGCCCCGGAGACGAAGATTATCCCGATGAAGTGCCCGGCACGGAATATGTTCCCGGCGCACAAGGCCGACCAGTAGCGGGCTTCCAATTAGAAAATTTAACAGAACTTATTAGAGAAATATTGTCAGAAACCAAATGGCACAACATCACCGCCGGCGAAACTGCACCCCCACATAGCACTGGCGCCGTTGAGCCTCAAGATCAAGAATTAATTCAAAGAATAGAGAACGCCTATCACGATCTACAAGATGCATTTGAGGAGTTGCCGGATGATATTGCTCAGGAAATGGGAAGAAAAATCATATCGGATCTAGAAACTCTAATGGACACCACTGAATACCCAGAGGATTACCGCGAATAAATGTATGAGTTTTCAATTAGACAAAAAACAACAAATTAAAGAAATTGTAAAGTGCGGCAAAGACCCCTCATATTTTCTTAATAACTACGCAAGAATTTCACACCCGCTTCACGGCCTGATCTTGTTTAATACTTACGATTTTCAAGACAACCTTCTCAAAGATTTTAACGATTATCGATTTAATGTAATCCTTAAGGCGCGCCAGCTAGGAATCTCAACGATTACAGCAGGTTACATTGTTTGGATGATGTTATTCCACAGAGACAAGGCTATCCTCGTTATGGCAACTAAGTTTGCAACAGCAGGAAACCTAGTTAAGAAAGTCAAGAACATTATGAGGAATGTACCAGAATGGCTTAAGATTGCTACTATTGATGTGGACAACCGCAACTCCTTTGAGTTGTCCAACGGCTCTTCCATCAAGGCAGCATCAACATCAGGCGATGCCGGCCGCTCAGAAGCTCTTTCTTTATTGGTGCTTGACGAAGCTGCCCACATTGAAAATCTGGGCGAATTGTGGACCGGCCTTTATCCCACATTATCTACGGGTGGTCGTTGTATAGCCTTATCTACTCCGAACGGCGTTGGAAACTGGTTTCATAAGGCTTGTGTAGATTCCGAAGCCGGCACAAACAATTTTAATCTAACAACACTAGTGTGGGATGTTCACCCAGATCGCGACGAAGCTTGGTACAAAAAAGAAACCAAGAACATGTCAAAGCGGCAAATTGCGCAGGAGCTTGAATGCAACTTCAACACTTCTGGGGAGACTGTTATAGATCCAGACTGTATGGAGTGGCTTTTGACAAATGTTCGTGAGCCAAAACATAAGACAGGGTTCGATAGAAATTTTTGGATTTGGGAAGAGTTCGATCCCGCTTGTAGCTATCTGCTTGTTGCTGATGTTGCTCGTGGCGACGGAGCAGATTACTCCACATTCCATATTATAAAATTAGAGACACTGGAAATAGTCGGAGAATATCAGGGTAAACCAACTCTAGATATGTACGCAAACATGTTAAACGAGGTAGGTAAAGAGTTTGGCAATTGCATGGTTGTGGTTGAAAACAACAATGTCGGCTTCACCGTGCTAGGAAAATTAAATGAATCCAAATACCCAAACTTATATCATTCAATTAAATCAACACACGAATATGTGGATCAGCATACAGCAGAACATCTTAATTCGTCTGTCCCGGGTTTCACAACTTCCATGAAGACCCGGCCACTCATCATTGCGAAATTAGAGGAGTTTATCAGAAATAAACTAATTACCATATACTCTTCTCGTACTATTAACGAAATGAAGACTTTTATTTGGAGGAACGGTAAGCCCCAAGCGATGAAAGGGTACCATGATGATCTGATCATGGCGCTAGCAATTGCTTGCTGGGTTAGAGATACGGCATTACAACACAATACCAGAGAGCTTAGTTACAAGAAAGCGTTTCTGGGTGCTGTGTACAAAACAAATACTACCATGAATACACAAATTAAAGGACAAGATGGCTACAAAAAAGATAATTTATTTGATAAAATGGATGAAGCAAAAGATATGTATGAACAATACAAATGGATCATAAAGTGAGAATATAAATGCCAGACAAAAAGAAATATAATAGCGGCCGAAATCCCCTAAATCAGCAGAGTGATTTGTTTAGAGCACTCACTAGACTTTTTTCAGGCCCGATCGTCAGCTATCGTTCCCAATCTGGAACGAAAATCAGACGCCAACATCTGGATAAATTTTCTTCTAGATTTAAGACAGCTTCCGGTCAACAATTCAAAAAATCTATGTCGAGCCCCCTCGACAACCTCGCACTCAACGCGATGCAAAATCAGAGACGCGTCGAAAGATATATCGATTTTGATCAGATGGAATACATGCCAGAGATTGCATCCGCACTAGACATTTATGCAGATGAAATGACGACATATTCTGACTTGCGACCGATGTTAAATGTTAAGTGTAGCAATGAAGAAATCAAGTCTGTATTAGAAAACCTATATTCAAAGGTGCTGAATGTTCAGTATAATCTTTTTGGCTGGGCGCGCACAATGTGCAAGTATGGCGACTTTTTCCTATATCTTGACATGGACGACAATTATGGAGTCCAGTCAGTAATTACATTGCCTATCACCGAGATAGAAAGATTGGAAGGACAGGACTCCACTAACCCAAACTATATCCAGTACCAGTGGAACTCTGCAGGTATGACATTTGAGAACTGGCAAGTTGCACATTTTAGAGTATTAGGCAACGACAAACACTCGCCGTACGGTACATCTATATTGGACCCAGCCCGCCGCATCTTTAGGCAGCTTACACTTGTCGAAGATGCGATGATGGCTTATCGTGTTATTCGTTCGTCCGAGAGGAGACTTTTTAAGATCGATGTTGGCGGCATTCCCCCCAACGATATTGAACAATATATGGAAAAGATTGTTAGCAACCTTAAGCGCCACTCCGTTATAGATCAGAAGACCGGCCGCGTAGACATGCGGTATAATCCAATGAGTATTGAAGAAGATTACTTTATTCCTGTACGCCCGGGCTCTGCTACTGATGTAACAAACCTTGCCGGCGGTCAGAACACGGCCGCTGTTGAAGATGTAAAGTATCTCCGCGATAAGTTGTTTGCAGCACTAAAGATCCCACAGCCGTATCTTTCTATGGGTGAAGGTGCTGCCGAGGACAAGACAACGCTCGCCCAAAAGGATATCCGTTTCGCGAGAACAATTCAGAGATTACAGCGCGTCATCATTCACGAACTTGAAAAGATCGGTATCATTCATCTTTATACTCTTGGGTTCCGCGGAGACGATTTAATCAGCTTTAAGCTGGCTCTAAACAACCCGTCTAAGATTGCAGAGATGCAAGAAATTGAATTCTGGAAAGCGAAGTTTGATATCGCGGCGTCTGCAACAGAAGGGTTCTTCTCACGACGCTGGGTTACCGAACACATTTTTGGCATGTCTAACGAAGACTTTATACGCAACCAAAGAGAAATTTATTATGACCGCAAGTACGACGCATCGCTTCAACAAGTCGCTGAGGCCGCTGCAGCCGGCGAAACTGCTGGCGCCATCGGCGGAGACATGGGTGGGGAGATGGACATGGGCGGTGAGATGGATATGGGCGCTGAAGAAATGCCTGCCGGCGAAGCAGGAGCAGAAGAGCCCGCCGGCGAAGAATCTCCGCTCTTGGCAGTGCCTCCGGGCTCGCGTGATTCTAAGCGCCTTAGCACCTATGAGAAGGGCTCATATGTCAGAAAAGACGGAATTAATGATGAGCGAGAAACTGCCGGCCGTGCCAAAAATATGCGCTCTCATGGCGGCCACGGGATGCATGGAAAGTCCAACAAATCGAAATTCAAAGGCCTGAGTGATTTAACAACTTCTACGGTACCGAGCATCGCAAAAGGTATTTATGAGCAAGAAGAATCTATTTATAATTTGAAAGAGTCTAAAGAAGAACAAAAACTTTTCGAGACCAACGAATCCTTAAATCATTTAATAAGCAGTTTAGAAAATAAACAGAATTTAATTACGGAGCAAAATGATGAAAATTAAGTATAATAAAAAACGAAATACTGCGTTTGTTTATGAGGCGCTGATCAGAGAAGGTACCTCGGCGATTCTACAAGGTGACCACGATAGAAAGAGTGCCGTTGTTAAATTAATCAAGAAGCATTTTGGACCAAACTCTATTCTGTATAAAGATTTGCAATGTTACCAATCGCTTTATGAAAGTCAAAATTTACCAAAAGAGCAATGTGCAAAAATCATTAGAGAGGCGAGACTACAAAAAAGAATCCTAGATCCTCACGGGATCTTTCTCAGGCAAACGGATTTGATTAAGGATGTAAATAAAGAGATCGAACCTTCGGTCTTTAATAATTTCGTTCCAAACTATAAATCCTTAGCAAATATATATCAGATGTTCTCACAGCAGACAGATCCAAAAAGCACGGTCATTCTTGAGGAATTAGTTATAGAGCACATGTCGCGTGTTGAAGACAAAAAACCTTCTCAGGAGATAGACTCTATAGTTGTTGAATCCTTCATTAGCAAGTTTAATACAAAATATGACGAGAAGCTTTTGTCAGAACAAAAAACATTACTAAACTTATATATTAGTTCGTTTGTTGACAACTCATTAGAATTAAAGATGTTCTTGAACGAAGAATTGTGCAGATTAAAGAACGAACTAAACAAGTCGAAAGACAACGAGCATATTGCACCAGACGATCAGATGCTCACGAAGACCGCTCAAATTATAGAAAAGCTTGAAAGCTATAAAAACGCACAAGCAGATCAAAATATGCTGCTGACGATTTTAAAAGTTCAGCAATTAGTTGGGGAAATCAACAACGATGCCAATAGTAATTAAAATTGGCCCCGAGGCTAATGCGAAGAAAGTCAGACTTGAACTTAACGCACGACAATCTTTAAATGGTGATGTCATGATTTTTGATCACGGCGACATTGATATTGTTTTGTCTCCATCAACAAAGAAGGTCGTGGCGTTTCCAAAAGAAACAATGACTGACTTGGTATATGGCGCACAAAACAGATTGATGACTCAATTAATTAAAAGAGGAATCCTAGTTCCGGAGAGCGTTCAAGGTGGCTCATATTTTGGCGCGCTCGAAGCGACGATTCAAGAGTCAATAAACCCAGACATTAATGGACCCAAGCTGGCGCTGATTAATATCTCGCAGTTTATTGAAGAAGAGCGCCCATACTTTGAGAATGCCGAAGCGATTATCTCTAACCAAGACGATGATCTGGTTCACCCGGACAAAGAACACTCTACAGAGTTGGGCGATGTGCCTCAATCTACGCAGAAGGGCTCGATGGCGCGACAATTCGTTCGCGACCCGTATTCGTTAAATTATATTTACACAGTTTAGACCGAGAGGAAAATGGAATTATTAGCTTTTATCTTATGTGCCTATGGGCTTACACAAACGCTTGTTTATGGAAAGATATTTGATAACATAAGACCCTCCAAAGGAAAGTTGGGAGAACTCTTTAAGTGCCCCATGTGCATTGGATTTCATGTAGGGTGGTTTTTAATGCTACTTTCTCCGTTCACCGAACTATTTAGTTTTGATGTATGTATGGCTAACTTTTTTATTTTGGGTTGGCTGTCATCGGGAACTTCATATGTTCTTAACATGATTTTTGGAGATGAAGGAATTAAATATGAACACAAACACTTGGATGACTAAATGGATGCTGCAGCCCGTAAGGCGCTGCTGCAAAGGATCTTAGTTATGAAAATTACAGAAAAAGAGTTGATCGAGATTATCAACGAAGAAATTAGAGATATGATTGAGAACGACGATATAGACGAAGGCGTTCTTGATAGATTGAAGGCACAAGGCTCAGGAGCTGTTGCCAAACTTAATCCTTTTGCAGACAAAGGCGATGCAACCTTAAGGCAAGCAGCATCGATAATGAAGTCATATGGTAACCATCTCCTTAAACTCAAACAAAAATTAGAAACCGATGTCCAAAAGCTCGGTATACAAGATGTTGAAGATATCCGCGGTGTTCTGAGTACGATCGATCAGACTCGTAATCATGTTGCTTCGGTGGCTAAGGCCGCACCCCGAAGCGAAAAGTTCAAGGCCGCAGTCGCAGCAGCCG